CAATATCAGAAGCACTTCCACTAGTCAATGAAATACTTATGTCATTTATTCTATTATTCAAGTCTTTATTATATTTATTTAAAAAATCTGTTATGTACATTAATTTTTACCAGCAGTGGATAAATATCCGTATGCATCTTTAACTGCATCTTTAACTGTGTCAAAAGCTTCTTGTGCAGTTGTAGATGTCATGCCCGTGGTTCCTAGTGAGAGAGCATCCATAATGCCACCCATAGATGTAGATCCAGTATAACTAGGAGAAGAAGGATCTATTGTTGCATCATATCCTGGAGTTCCTTTGGCTGCATATGTGTCTCTTCCTATTCCTTGTGCCATTATAGATGGTAAAGATAATCCTGCTAAATTACTAAAAACACCCATAGCAAGTGATCCCATCGGATCTTTTGCTCTTTGTGCAGCTATTTGTCCAAAAGCTGTTTGTTGACCTACAGGATTAAAAAGAGAACCAAAACCTCTTTGTATTCCTTCTCTTGGTTGATTTGCTGGTTGATTTGGGTCATATCCTGCAAGACCAGGGTTATTATTTGGGTTGCTGTAAACGTCAACATTTTTTTGTGCAATGGCATTCATAGTGGCTTGATCGCCAAATATGTTTGTATAATCTATATTTTCTGGAGATATTCCAAAAGCTTTACTAAAAAACCCTTCGTATCCATAAGGATTTGTGGAAGTTATACCTAAAGCACTCTGCATAGCATCTTGTTGAGAATAAGTATCACTACCTGTTCCAACTCCTGCTGTAGAATAATCAGTGGTTACTGACTTATCAGCAGCAGCAGCATCGTCACTAAAATCTCCACCAAAAGTTCCAGCAGGAGAAGTATCAGTGTCAGAAAATTCAGCCACTAGAATATCCCTTTAAACTTTTTACCTTTTACTTGAGCACCACAACCTCTGAATACACCACCGTCTCTCATTCTTCTCGGAGCTTTTTCTCTTTCAGCTCTTTTAAATTTAGGGTTTGGTTTGACCAAATAAGTTGTACCGTCAATGTTTGTAAGTCTCTCACCTTCACTTGTTTTTAAAACACCTTTAAAAGGACTTAATGTTACTGGTGGTTCTGATCTTCTTTTCTTCGGTTCCGTTGGTCTTGCTCTGAAACCCATTTTTTTACGAGTTTCTCTTGGCATCATTGGCATACCACCGTCTTTCTTTTTATTGGCTGCAATAAATTTTGCTTTTGGATCTGCAGCAGTTATGGCTGGGTTGTTATCTAATCCATACTTAACACTTTGCATTCCTAGACCGCCGTCTTTTTTCTTTTGCATTTTTGGTCTGCCTTTCTTTCCATCGGGATTTAGTGTTGGATGATATTGATCTGGATTATGTTTTGGATGATATGGTTTTGTTGATTTTGGTCTAAGTTTTAAGTCTCCATCTTTACCGAACATATCTCCCATAGGATCTTTTGATTTTTTACTCATCTTATTAATTTTTTTAGCGTCTTTGGACGTTAATGTAGCTCCACCAAACTTCTTTTTTGTTACAGTCATAGTATTCTCCAGTATTTGTGAACCACCGTCTCTTCGTTTACGACCTTTATTAATTAAATCTTTTGCTTGATTATATGATATTCCTAGATCTTTTGCAAACTGACTAACCCTTGCCATGTGATTTCCTTATCTGTTCTTTACCTTTTTTAAATATTGAAGCAATTTTTGCTTTACCCATTACTTTTGCTCTTTGCTCACCGACTGTAAGTATTTGTATCTTTCTCGCATAAGGTTTATTGATTCTTTTAACCTTCGCAACTGTTGCTCTTGCGTCTGCTTCTGTGGCAAACTTGATACTGACGGTATCTTTTGGATTCTCATCCGTGTATAATCTTCTACCCGAACCTTTTGGTTTCTTACCCGTTCCAACTTTAGGATCTGCCATTATTTTTTTTTGAACATCTTTGCAGCTTGCCCAACTCCCTTGATTCCAAAACTTGCACTAATTGCAATGTATAAAAGATACTGATACCACTCTGGTAAAGTTGCTAGTATATCAAAACCTTCCTTGACATATTCTTTCATCCCAGGAATGAAGACCAAAATTGCGGGCAAAAGTAGCACAACTAAGGCGAATTCGTCTTTCCAGCTATCCACTGTAGCATCTGCCATCTTACCTTCCCATGCGACCTCACCTGCTGCAACCTTTTCTGCAACTGTTGCACGAGCACGAGCCTCTGCAATTTTAGCTTGTCCTTCAGCCTTTGTTTTTTCAACTTTGTTCTCAAACCAAGTTCCAGCTAAGTTAGCTAGTGGACCTATTAACGCTTGAAACAATTTATCCTCCTACATACACAAGTCTTCATACTTGGTTGTATGAAGTCTATGTTTAGATAATTCTCTAGCAGAGCTAAGACCAACTCTACCACTCTTGATTAATTTATTAAAAATCCATTTTATCATTTCTTAAACCTCTGATCTATCCAGCATTTACCATAATATAAGATAAATAACCAAATTGTAAATAATATTCCTTCAAAGTAGGTTAATTCATTCCATGCATCTAAAACTACATTACTGTCCATTATTTTCTCCCTATGCTTCTTAGACTTTCCATAACTTTATCTATATCTGGTTCTTCACCATTAGGATCATACAAACATTTATACTTTTTTGGACACCAAGTTTCAATCATCATTGTAAATGTTTTATTACCACCTTCATAAATACATGCTCTTTTGTTTGTATATTTTGACGTAATTCTTTTCTTTAGTCTACATGTTGTGTATTTTTTTACATCTGGATTACGCCATTCTTTCTGTTGTCTTGTGTAATCTCTTGGTTTGTATTCATAAGCGTTTGCTCTCTTAATCCAAATAGATGCAATCAATACGGCAAAACCACCAACCAAACCTACACAAACAAGCCAACCGATTGCTTCACCTATCTGTCTTCGAAATTGTTGTTGTTTGTAAATTGTCTCTTGACGTTGTTTTCTTATCTGACCTTCCATAGCCAAAAGATCATTGTAAGCCTGTGGGCCATAAGTCATATTTAGAAAAACCTTGAGTTCATACCTTTGTTCCTCAAGTTTCTTTTTTGCTGCAAACGCAGCCATTGCCGCCTCTTCAATAGAACCTGCTTTAAATAATTTACCAAACAAGGGAGGGTTCTTCGCTTGTTTCTCTGCATTGTCAACATCAGATACGGCTCCCATCCAACGTCCAATATCACCAGACATTTGTTCAATATCACGACCCACGGCAAAACCCTTTTTGATTGCATCAAAAGCTTTGCCCGCTATTCCTACGGCTACTGATATAGTTACTGGATCCATATCCAGATTATATCATAGGTTATTTAGTTTTGTTACCCCTCGCAGCTGCCATGTTTATTCTATAAACATTTACATCATTTCTATCATCAGCAATGTCTGATTGTAGTTGTTGTCTTTGTTGAGCTAGTTCGTAAGCTTGTTGTAACTTAGCTTGATCAATTTCAAAATTCATTTGATCACTCATTGTCTTACGTTGTAGCTCGGCAGTATCGTTTTCTAGCTCTTTCTTTCTGATATCAACCAAAGGATCTTCTGGTTTTGGTGGAGCTAGAGCTGGCATTATTTCATTTAGGATCTCACCAACTTGTTGTGCGATTGCCGCTTCAACGGCTGACGGATCAATAGGAGGAACTGGTTGACCCTCTGCTTGAGCTTGTTCAATCGCCTTTTGAAAGAAAGTTGTCACCTGATCACGAGCCATCATACCTACATGTTCTTGCACATGTGCTTGTAGCATGACATATCCTTGTGGATTTGCTTGAGATGTCTGACTAGATAGCATAGATATATGTGCTCTAACATGAGCTTCGTGATCTTGCTCTGGAAATGCTTTTAATGGCTTGTTTGTCATCGCATTTCCGTTCTCGGTTGCTGGATCAATAGGTGCTGGTTGTGGTTTTGGTGGTAAAATAGCCTCGATATTCTTGATATCTAGTGCATCGTACATTCTTCTGTACGCTTCATTCACATTATGTATCTCTGGAGCGGCTTGAGCTAGTTGTAATTGTGTTTGAGCCAGTGATAATCGCTGTGCCATAGAGAAAATGTTAGGATCTGACACTGGAAGTATGTCAACACGACCATCAAAGTCGGCTTGCATAGTCTCTGGAGGTACATTTCCAACAAAATATGGGTATGGAACTGGATTTTCACTAAAAATTTCGGCTAACATGCGAAATTCTTGCTTTTGAGCGTAATGTAAACGCTTATGTATGCTTGAAATTATCTTAGAACCTTGTTCAATTAAGGCAACTGTTGTTCCAACTGGTGCTTGAGAGTTCACATCTGCAACTTTTGCGTCTGCAACTTGTGCAAAACGTCTACCAGAGTCAACAACAACACCTAAAAGTTGTGCTAATGTAGCTGATGGCTCTTTATATGGCAGTGGGATGATGGAATTTTTGAGATCTCCGCCTGGGACATCGATATCTCTGAACTCACCAGGATTAAGAGGCTCGTCATCATTACGAATACGAACACCCCTCGATTTAAAACCTGCTGGAAGATTTGATAAAGTACCTGCATCTATTAATTGCCTCAATATTGATGTGGCTGCACGAGACAAACCACCGATTGTATGTAGTAATCCAAGACCATAAAACCCAAAACCGGGTAAAAATTTAAAATGTACGAAATGTTGTATCTTTCGTCTTAGTGGGTCTTGCTCTCTAAAGTTTCTAGAAATCGATAGCACTTTTCCAGAATTTTGATCAATGGTGACAATATAAGGGAGCATAATCCCCGAAGGATTCCCCTGAATATCCATGTCTTCAAAACCTTCCAAGTCCAAGTCAACATGGCATTCCAGTAAGGTGTAAGAGTCATCAGAATAATTTGGACGTAATCCCAACAACTCGTCAGAACAGGCTTGGATATCTCCTTGGTTTTCGTCATAATCTGAACTAGATAGTTCGACATCTCTATATACTCCTGCTACTTGTAGTTTTCGAATATCATTATATGTCATTCTAACTACATGAGTAACCCTCTCTGCTGTTCTTAAATCACTAGCTGAATATGGTACAACCAAATCCTCTGCTGGTACAAACTTAGAAACGGCTCTCTGTTTTGTTTCATCAAAATAAACTTTTTTAAATGTAGAACCAGTTAACGGCAAATAAAATAACATCTGGTCTGTATCTGGGTCATACTCTTCCATGACCTCTGTTATTTGGTAATTCATAAAATCTTCTACACGCTGAGCTTGTGCTTCAGTTTCCGAGGTCGGTGCACCAAGGATCTGGGTCTTTACAGGTCCTCCACTTGGTAACATCTCCTTGTAACTTTGTGCTTGAAACTGGGTCACCGCTTCAGAGAGCAACGGATGAGTTACACCACTTGCTCCTAAGAAAGGTTCACTTCGGTCTTCATAATTGATCCCGAGTAACCCCAAACCTTTGGCAATCGCCTCTTCCCAATCTTCTCTAGACTCAATATCCTCACGGAACTTGGCTTGTATGTCTGATGATAAGTCTCCCAAAACTGACTCATCAAGAACCTCTGCGAGATTGGCATCATGTCTGTATTCTTCGGTTTCAATTTCTAGTGCCTCTTCTTCAGCAAGTTCTACACCCTCGGGTAAATCATTTAAAGTTTCTGGTAAATCAATTTGAAGACTATCTTCTTCGGGCATCATCTGCCCTC